TAATATAACATCAAATTCTACTCCTATATTAATAATAAAAGCATCCTTTATATGAACAGAATCTGTTAGCATTCTATATTCAGCTAAATATGTTTTTAAATTTTGTTTTAAAGCAGGGTCACAGTTAGCTAATTTACCTTCCGAATCTTTAGATAGTATATGTAAACATAAAGCATTAGTATTATGTTCATCATATACAGGTAAAAGATCTGAAATTTGTTCGTTTTCTTGAGTTACATAAGCCTTGTATACGGTACCATATTCTGATGGTAAAGATAAAGATCTTATTATATAATCATCCTTAGTAACTGTTCTTAATTGTGTAGGATATTGAGCTATTGTATTTAATCTAATATCCTCATTTGTATCGCCATCTCCCCCTCCTACAGCAGGTCCTGGATTATTAAATGCTAAAGAATCCCTAACTGTATTTTGTAAAGTGCCATCTAAACCTGCCCCAAAAAATGATAAACTACCAGATTCAAATGAAGTAATAGTATTAGCTGGTACATTAGCTGATGCACCTCCTCCCACTAAATAATTTACAGTGATAGTAGTGTTAGAAGGAGCTACTCCATAAGCTTTTGTAAATAAAAAATTAGAGGGATCAAAGGCCGTAGTTAGTTTATCTACCCCATAAGGCAACCCTAATCCTACATTATCAGGATTGGGGATTATAGTTTCATCAGGTCCCGATGATATTCCTGATCCAAATTGAAGTTGTAATCTGTCATTTGTTTTATATCTTGCAATATATCTATAAGGTACCTTTCTTATTTTTAGTAAAAAAGGAGTAGTATCGTTATATTGAGCAAAATTGGGATCATTTTGAGCTATATTTTGTTGTGGATCAAAAATAGTTTCTTGAGCTAAAAAAGGAACTTGGTAATATAGTTGTTCATTACTATCAGTTACCTGAGTTACTTTTATGATATTAGTATCTTCTAAATCAAGAGTAGGAAATTTTTCGGGAGCTCCAAATGTGAAAGTGGATTGCTTAAATTGTCCTGATACTGCCCTTTTTGTTTTCTTTAATAAATAAAAATTTGGGTTATCATCTGAATCAACAGAATAAACTGATATATCAGTAGGATCTGAACTACTTGATATTGAAAAATCTATTTTATCTTCTATGTAAAAAGGAGTAGCTGAGCCTTTTAGTTGAGCTCCTTCTTCTATAATCATTGAATAGCTAAAATCAGGTTCTACTAATCCACTAGTAATAGTGGAAGGAACTAATTGAAAAACTTCTACATCAGCTGTTGAAGCATTAGTTACTTGGGGAAAATAACCATTATTATATGCTAATGATAATAAATTATTTTTTTGTGTAGCAAATTCTACAAAATTTTCTTGGACTTGATTATCTGCATAAAATGATAGTACATCACCAACATAAGATGCCATTTCAACAAGCATTAATCCTGGTGAATTTTCTGAAAAATCATTATAAGTATTAGGGTAATATATTTGAGCAAATTCTAATAATTTTTGCTTAAACCCATCAAAATCTTTATTTAAATATTGTACCTGTTTAGACTCCGCCATTATTTACATTTATTTGAATTTCATCCTCAATATTAGTATTAATTACTGAGTAGTTTATTGTTATTGTAGTAGTGGATCTATCCGGATCCAAACTTACATCTAAATCATTTATTCGGACTATAGGGAAAAATTCACTTACACCACCTAAAATTAATTCCTCTATTTGTCCTCTTAAAGTATCTGTTAGGGGTTGAAACATTAGTTCTCTTAAACCTGAACCAAATTCTGGGTTTAATACTCTTTCTCTTTTACCTGTTAAAAGAAAATTTAATAAATTAGATTTTATAGCGTCCTGTGTAGTGAAAGTACTAGTAATACCAGTTGCACCGTCAAAAGGTATTTTTATACCTATTCCTGTACTAGGTTTTAAATCTAAAATATCTACGTTTCTAAATAAATAATCAGCCATTATATTTTGCCATTATCTTTTAAATTACTCATTAATCCAGAAAAATCTGGTACAGAATCAATACTTACTTGATTGATATCTGAAGTTTTTTGTCCCGCTACCATATCATTAACTGAATCCACTACTTTAGTTTCTTGTCCAGGCATTCCACCCTGATATGAAACTGCATCCTTAGCCGTCATACTTCCCATATTTCTCCAACCCCCTTCAGCATGTGTTTGATTTAATACATCTGAAAGTGCTCCTACTCCTTCAAACAAAGGTTTTGTAGATTTATTTTGTGATTTGGGTTCTTCTATAATATCGGATAGTGTAGATTTTTTATTTTGTACTTCTACAACCGGCTTTTTTACTGTTTTAGTTTCAGTTATAGGAGTTTGCATAATTAATGAAAGTTCTTCTTTAATTACTGCTCTTACCTCTTCTCTAATTACTTTTCTAAAAGCTTCTAATTTCATGATTATAAATATTTATTTAATGTATTTTTTATTCGTCTAATTTTTCTTCCAATTTATTTTCAATATCTTTTAATCTTTTTTCAATATTAGGGTATTTTTGATAAAATTTTTCTTCTTGTTTTATTATATCAATATTAAGATGTTTTTCTAACCAAGCATCTATTTTTAGTAATTGTGAATTAAAGCTACTTAAAATCCTAGCAGATGCTAATCTAACAATTACGAATTTAATTATTTGTAGTATAAGTGAAATCATTTTATCTGTTTCTATTATTAAAATTTCCTTCCTTAAAGGCAATTCTTTTTCTAATATCTATTTTACCATCATCATCAACTTTGATTTCATATTTGTCCTTAATTCCTTCATTTTGCAATCCAGCATCAATTTCATTTTGACTGTATTTTTGTTTTCTAAGTAATTTAATCCATTTAGGGATTTCTTTTAATTCAATTTGAGTAACAAATGGTTCAAATTCAGGTTTAGATCTACCAGTAGTAAGACCACCTCTTCTTTTAAACTTACCTCCTCTTCCACTTTTTCCTCCTTGTTGTTGATTTTGTGCCAGAGCATCAAATGATAATCTAGCTTTGGCTCTAATACCTTCATACCATTTTTGGGTTTTTTCTTTAACTTCCTCAATTTTTTCTGGGTTAGGATCTAATCCAGTTAATATATCGTCTTTTAGTAATTCTATCATTTCATCCTCAGTCATATCCTCTACTCCAGGTCTGTTCATAATATTAGATAGTTGATCTGTAGTAGCCCTATTAATAGTACCTAAGTTTCCAGCTAATGTTTTTAAAGAAGGTGTTTCCTCTATAAATTGATCTAATCCTGCTTGTGCTACTCCTCCTACATTAATAGATCTTTTATTTGAACCACCCGTAGTTGTACCTCTACTTTGAATAGGAGAATTAGCGTTGGATTCAAAAGGTTGATTACCTACCCTAGATTTAACTGATCTGGCAGGTGTATCTGGTAATCTAGAGGATGCTTTATCATTGTTTTCTGCCTCTATGTTAGCTACAGCCACTGGGTTGGCACCTATAGTTCTAGCTAAATTAAGAGTATCAGCATCTGAGGGTTCATTAGCTTGAGTATCACTAGTATTTATGCCTAATATACCTTCATTAATATTTCTATCTATTTGAAATTTAACTTCTCTTACTAATTGTTGTAAATTATCAGAAAAAGTTAATTCTGTAGATACTACTATTCTTTCATCACTATCTAATGCTATACCTCTTCTTCTAGTTGCTGTTTGGGCATTAACATTATCTTCTATTTCTTCTTGTATTTTAATAGTATAACCTTTATATATTTCTGCAAAATTTCCAAATCTATCACTAGGATCTACTTCTTGAATTCTATTATTTCTTTCATTAGCTAATCTATCTGCTTCGTTTAACATTGAAGCTTGTGAATTTCTAAATTTATCAAAAGTATAATATTTTAAATTTCTATTTCTAAAATCTTGACCTAAAGTATCATTAAATGCTACTCCAGTAGATAAAGATGTTAAATTACCAAAAAATATTAAATTACCATTTTCATCAAATCCTATAATAGTATCGTTAACAAACATAATTTCACCACCTGGTAATCTTACAAATGATTGTAAACCATCAGGGTTTTTATCTCTTTGTAATCCTCTTCCTGGTGCGTTTGGGTCATCAGGATAATAATCTTCATTAGGTAGTGTACCTGTTAATCCTCTTAAAGAAAATCTAACTTGTCTTACCATTTCGGCTATGCCTGCTTCCATTCCATTACCCTTTAGAGCTCCACAACTACCTAATTTAGCAGCTAATTTAGTCCCTTCTTCTATCAATTTAGCTAATGCTAATTTTAATATAGTTAATTCTCTAATAACTGCTTCTATATTTCTTGAAAGATCTTCTAAAAACTTTATAGCTAATTCTAATGCTCCCTCAGCTTGGTCTAATTTATCTAATATTACTCCTATTAAACCTACTGTAGTAAATAAAGAAGGTAATGCTACTATAGCAGCTTTTACTACTTTTATTATAGTTTTAAATACTTTTAATATAGTAGTTAATATTTTTACAATACCATTAATAGTTTTTAGTAAAGCTAATAACATACTAACTATTCCTTGTATAATTCGTGCAAAATCAGTTACAAATTTTACAAATTTTGATAATTGATCAAAAGGGATAGCATTTCTTAAAACATTATTTAAATTTTGTATAGTATCTTGATAACCAGTTACTAATGTATTTTGAAAATTTACTATAGGTTCTAATTTTCTAAAAAGATTACCAAATAATCTAGATCCTTCTAATGCCTGTCTGGACGTTAATCCTCCTGCTAAAAATTGACCTGCATCATCTAGTTCATCTGCTACCGGAGCTGCTGCTAATCCTATGTTATTTATGAAATCTCCAACTTTTATAAATTCAGTTCTTATTTTTCCCACACCCGGAAAATTAGGTGGTATATCCCTTAAATCATTTAATATATCTTGGTATCCTATTTCTCTTAATTCTGCAGCTATAGTTACTAATTCTTGGGATATAATTTGAGCACTACGTGCCGCTGCCTTAGAAAATTCGGCATTAAATTTATTAAAAGTTAAAGGTTGTTGATTAGCACCTACAGGTGGTATAGATACTGAACAAAAATCTATGGTTATAGTAAAAGTATTTCCTTTTATATCTCTTACTCTACCACTCATATTATATATAGAATTAGGTACTTTTTTTCCATTTTCATCTACTACTACATCTGTATTAGTAAGTGTAATAGTAGTATCTTGTTCAATTGGATAAGAAGCACCATCAGGTAAAGATGGGAAGGTAACATCAAATGTTTGTTTTCTTTCTATTCTTACTGGAGAAGCAACAATAGCTCCTGTAACTTGTCCTACACCAGGGACTATAGAAAAATTTCTAAGTGCATCAAATATAGTTCTTACTTTACCTTGAAATTTTAAAAATTTTTCCTGAGGTCCACTACCTGGTGGAAATGCTTTGCTTAGTGCAAAAGATGCAGGATTACATAATTCAAAACTATTTAATGTTTCTACTACAGATATAAGAGCAGTTATACTAGGATCTTTAAAAAATGATAATTTTTTTACCATTTCTGCTCTTTTTTTGCCCCCTTCTAAATTTGCCTCTGCTCTCTCTATGGGATCTATAGCTTTCTTACCATAAATTATATCATTATTAATTTCAGTAACTTTAGCTACAAATTTACCCGTAGACTTTTTGGCCTTGGTAATAGTATTTGGTATTGCTCCTACTGTTCCTGCCATTATTTAGTAAAATTTTGTTTTGAATTTAGGGTTTCAATAGAAGTATCTAATATTTTTATAAAACCTTTAAAATGTGTAGCTGCATTTTTACAGGCCAATATAGGAGCACTAGTGGAATCTTCAGCTAAAGCTAATGATAATTGAACTTTTTGCAATTGTTGTGACATTTGACTAAATATTTCTAATAAAACATCACCATACACTAAAGGGTGATCGGATTCATCTCCTATTCCTAATTTTATAGATTTGGCATTAACTATAAAACCTCCATCTGTATCAACATTTATACTACCAGGTGCACCTAGGGATATAGATTTTTTTGAATTAATTAATATAAAATCTTCATTAGCATTTAAATGTAGTCTACCAGAATTTAATATTATTTGTTTTCCAAGATATGGAAATTGAGGAACAAAAGGTACATTAGGTATATCTTCCCCTACTTTAGGTTCCCCATCAATAAGTTCCGATGTATCGGGGCCTTCTAAATTATCAGTAGGTATGGAATCTAAACCATTGGGTTGATTTAAAGCTTGATCTATATCCTTTTGAGCTTTAGCTATAGCTCTTTTAGCTCTTTTTCTTTTTTTAGAACCAAATAAAGCATAAGTTATACCCTCTGGAATACCAAAGAATTGTTGATATAAATCAATTAGTAAATTATATATTTCAATTATGAATTCCATTATCCTCCTCCTCTTATTCTTCTTTTTCTTTGACTAAATGATTCCGTTACTGCACTTCCAGTAGGTTGATTTCTTCTTCTAAAATTTCTTTTTCTTTCAGCTGCAGTAGGCACATCACTTTTACGCCTATTATTTTCATCACCCCTTCTACTTAATTTTTGTCTTCTTTCTCTAAAACTTAATGGTCTTTGATTTGGATCCTCTTCTCTTTTTTGTGCTTCATTGGGATCCTCACTAGTGTTGAATTCAAAACTAGGTACGTCTCCCACTGATTGTGGTTGTATTAAATTATCACCCACTCCTGGGAATAAAGGTTGTACCCTATTTGGGTCAGTATTTAAATCCGGTTCTACATTCACTGAATCTCTTACTTCTAATATACTATCAGAATCTCTATTAGATGTAAACTCATCTCCAAAATCTTCTCCTTCTTTTTGAAATTCTCTAGTAGTATCTTCAGGTGGTGTAACATCTAATCCATATGAAGTTAAAGTAGAATATGCTATTTGTAAAGGTATGTTTTGTTTTGAGGTTAAATAAATAGATGAATCATCATCGTTTACATCTTCAAAAATAGGTTCCCATTGATCAAAATCCACTGATGATCTTTTTTGGCCATTTCTTAAAATAGTTATAGGATCACCTATATTTCCATTTTGACTCCAAGGGTTTTGGGGATTTACATTAAACTCTGAAAAATCTCCATCTATTTTACCAGTTGATCCAAATCTTAAAGAATTACCAAATCTTCCTTCTATTAACATGTCTCCTTCCTGTGGATATAAATTTTGTATATTTCCTTTATCCTCGAATGTATTCCCTAGTTTTATTTCAGGTTTTGGATTATCAGCATTGTTTGGTATTCCTGCTTGAATATCTTCTTTAGAATTAATATTAGTATTACCTGAGGCTCCTGATTGGAGTGAGGGTAATGCATTTACGGATGTACTATTCCAAACAGGGATAGAATTAGTATAATAATATTTTAAAGAATTAGAATCACCCTTAGTATATTTTCTACTACTAGGACCGGCTATCACTAACACTATTTCATTAATCAAGGGTAGTGATCTAACATTTTGGTTTATGGGAAATGCTATATTACCACTAGGTAGATCGCTTGTAGGAGTAGTTTGATTTAACATTTGAAATTTAATACAACCTAAATTATTATATTTCTTAGAATCATCACCCGGACCTGCTACTTGAAATAAGGATTTATTATTTTTTTCGGGGATAATATTTACTTCAACTACTCTTACAGGAATAAAACCCCCAGATAATAAATTATCATTTGTGCTTTTATTGGAATTTCCTCCTAATTGAGAACTAAAATCAAGCTGGTTTCGCATCTTGAATAACTGGGTTTTCTGTTTTTTTATCTAACTCCTGGAGTGAACTAAATAACATTTCTTTATCTTCTTCAGAAAGTAACTCATCTCCATCTGCTATTTTACTATTCATAGCGCGTTGTACAATACCAGCCATTTTTATTAATGCATCATCATTTTTAATGGCTAATTCCATATATTCCTTTATTAGTGGAACAATCATAGTAGCTTCACCTGGTGATGTAATTAATGGTTTCAAACCTTCTATTAAAGAACGTAATTGTGTTTCTTTATCCTTTTGATTAGTGTGAATTTCTTTTAAAAGATCAGAAAAGTTTTTCTTTCCAAATAATTTTACTTGTGAAAAATCCATAGTCTATACTTTGGATATAAATATAGATGTACTAAAAGTTTAGAATGCCATACTAACAGTCCCATGTTCAATATATTGGGCCATTAATTTTTTATATATTTTTTTCATTCGTTTTAGTACTTTAGTAATTTGTGGAGTACTTTGATCAGTCATCTCACGAATATAAATGTATATAGCTTTTTTATTAAATAATTCTATATGTTCTCTTCTTCTGAATAAAGATAATATTGCATCTGCGGTTCTAGCATCTTCATGTTTTGGAAAATGATCAAATAAATGTATGTCAAAATATTGAATTAAATATTCTATAAATTCAGTAGCTTTATCCTTAGGTTTATCTATAGATTGATTATTAACTAAATCTACTAGTATGGATTGATCATTATCTACGGCATCTACCTCAGCTCTTTGTTTTAATTTTTTATAATTATTATTATTATAAAGTATTAAATAACGTTTAGCAATAGTACCAAAATAGGAAAATGCCTTACCTTTATCTTGTTTGTATAAGTGTAATTTTTCTAAAAGAAAAGCAGTTACTTCATGTTGTAATTCACCTATAGTATCTACTTCTGTATAATAAAATTTAAAGGTATGAATAATGTTTTCTGTTAA